TCTACAGCAATATAGTAGCGACCATGCTCTGGCTCTTCTTCATCTACTTTAATCCATTCTTCTTTGAAGATACCACCGGAGGCAGCTTCAAAGGAGGCCAAGAACTCTGTCCTGAAGGCAAAACTGGACATACTCTTTTTTGCTGTCTCAATCTCTTTTGGGTCCAGTAGTGGGTTGTCAAAAGAGGTGAAGTGCCAGGATTTATAATCATCGTCCTTACCATCGTTACCGTAAGAATACAACTCATAGAAATGGTTGCGTCCCATCGGTGTCCCAATAAATAATGCTTTGCCTTTTAAGTCTGCTAGAGCCGGTCTAAGGATCTGCTCAAACACAGCAGGCTTCATGTCAGCATACTCATCAAGCACAACAAACTTAAGGCTGACACCACGCATTGTTTCTGGTCTATCGGCACCTTTAAGACTAATCATGGCACCGTTGACAAGCTTAATCTGCATATTGTTGACGTGGCTGGATTCTATAACAGGGTTCCCAAGCTCCAATAACGTCATCCACATGATGTCTCTGGCTTGTCCCTGAGTAGGAGCAACATACCAGACATGGCCTTTGTTAGTCTGCAGTGCCTCAACTATGAGCATCCATGCAGCTAACCTAGATTTACCAGTTCTACGGCCAGCAGCAACAACCTTAAATCTATGGTTGTCATTCCATACTTCTTGTTGCCAAGGTAGTAACTTAATCTCTAGATTCAAAGTCTACATCCTCAGCATCAATTGTGTTCTCTTCGGCCTCAATCTTTGTTTCACTTAGGCCACTGATGTTAATAGTGATGCCGGCTTTGGATGCCCCAGATGATTTCTCAAAATAGGACAAAGGCAATAACCTATCAGCACACATCTTTAACATCGCAGCCTGATCCTTATCGGTAGGATCTAAGGCTTTCTTAATGATAGTTTCAATGATGTGGTCACCTTTGGTGGTGAGCAACCTTGCATGAAACTCTCTAATCCTTGCAGCCTCGCCAGGAGGCCTACCACGAAGTTCTCGCTTCTTCTTTGCTTGGATGGCAGACTTCTTTGGCCTTCCAGCACCATTGGGATTTCTGGTTTTTACAGACACTGGGACACCAGAGTCGGTAACACTAGAAGAAGACACAAGAACTATATCTTGGTCTTTTGTTTCCATTGTTTACCTTATATAGTTAATATTGACACTAAGAATAAAAAATAATAATTACCTTCTATATAGTGTACATTGCTTAACATTGTTGGGTAACTTAGAGGGAGGTTTTTATCTATAACCTCCCGCACTAATGTTCGCTGATGTAGCAATATAGGGGTGATTATAGCATATTTTTTTTATTTTGTCAAGTTCTTTCTTTAACTTTGTTGTGTTCTTTCCTCAGCATTGGCCTAACGCAGTGCACAGATTCCATTGCCAATTTCCTTAATCTTCCTTGTTCTATGGTGGTAAATCATAACTATTTGATATTAAATAGGTTTTCTTTATTGTTGTTAGTGGTAATTTAGTCCTATTTTACTCTTTTTTGTAGCCTTTCTCTATTGCTCCTTTTTTGTGGCTATGGTGGTTCAACAATTTATTCCATCAGCAACCTACCCCACCCCCGCCTATGTTAGTTAGCGCACACTTACTTGCTGCAGTGCGTCATAGCCAGGGAAGTTAGTTAGTGCACACTTTGTTGCAGTGCAAATCATCAGTGCACCAACGATGTGCATGAGGCGATGATGCACCATATTAGTGCACTATCAAGCTTAGGCAATAATCATACCATATTGCAGCACAACATTGGTGCATTTCTAAAGAATGGCTTGCAGCCGTGCCTAGGTGAAATCCCTAGGTATGCTTGTTGCAGTGCAAGAAGTCAATAAAATCAAAGACTTAAATAACCCCAGGATTTTTCTGGTATGATTCTATTGTGTATATAGGTAGAAGGACCAAATTTTTATCAACTCTATAAAAGGAATCAATCATGACTACCAGGAAGCGAGTTCACGAATTAAAGGCCGGAGATTTAATAAAGGAACACGGGGCTGTATTCAAGGTCATAACAGACGCCGCCGAGAGTCAGGCACATCGGCCGCAGGCAGGACATCTACAAACAGCGCATGGGCCTTGTGATACTGCCTGGGCTGTGGGTGTCTGGGTGTCAGGTGCTATCGTGCCTGGCTACTTTGGGCCTGGTGTTGAATGGGTGTTACAAGGAAACTTCCTGGCGGATTCTTACCTGGTAGTAAAGCCTAACTGATGAGCCGTTAAGCGGCGAAACCCTAGCGATAGGGTCTTAGGCAAACAATCAAAGGAACCTAGACAATGAAAACCCAAAACTTTAAGCAGTGGATGAAAGATACTTATGACCGCGAAGAACTGGAGACAATAGCGCAGCACGGTTGTCAAAGCGGAGTAAGCGGCATGATTTATTATTCCGAGACTTGTGCGCTGTATGACAAACACGCCGAAGAAATGCACGACATGATTTATGAATACAAAGAAAACTTCGGAGACTTTCCGCAATACATCATCGAAGAACTAGGATGTTTGACCGGGTTCAAAAATGCCGTTGTTTGGCTATGCGCTGAGATGATTGCTCAAGAGATGACCAACGAAGAGGAAACCGAAGAATGAGCGCATTCGAAGCATTTCAAATTGCTGGCCTATTGTTCGCAATTGGCGCCGTTGCTATGATTCTCAAACCCTGGGATTTAGACTAATCACTTAATTGGAGAAAATCATGCTTAAAGTCGGAGACTATGTAAAAGTAAAAAATCAAAACATTACAGGCTACATTGTGGAACATTCAAGCGGTAATAAATTGGTGATTGAGGACGACTGTTCAGAATTTGAAGCTCCAGATAATCGCCTAGAATATAAGGAATGCGAGTTAGAAATATGCCGACACTAGAGCACCGAGGTTATTTGCTACACTGGCACCACGGCAGAGGCGAAACCATTCGACAATCACCGGACGGATCATGTAAAATCTTTGCTAGCATGAGGGCTGCAAAATTATCAATCACTAAACTACGAAAGGCAGAAGATGACAAGGCAAGACAGAAACGACCGACTAAATAGTATCCTTGGGTCCTATTTGGGCCTGAGCGACTATCTTAGAATCTGCAGGGAAAACAATCTGACAGTGCACATTGAGCACATAATCAGTCGAATGACCGAATTGAGAAAGGCACACGATGAAATTGAAACCGTCTACTTTGAGCACAAATGATTATGTGCGCCTCAGAGCACAAAGCTTTGCCTTACAGTGGCACTTGTCAGAGTATCCGACAGGCAGTCTATCAGGCGACTTTGATGCTATCGTTGATCGTGTCGCCAATGATGAACTAGGGGAGGATATAATCGCTTTCAACGAATTCCAAGATTGGAGCGGAGAAAGCATTTCAAAAAGCATCAAAACAATGTCAGCGGCACTAATTAAAACCTTTGGAGGCTTAAATGTCTTGGCTACTAAGTGATAGAAATAGACCCTGGATTGACCCATCAAAGACCGATGTAATGCGAACATGGAAGAAATTCGGCTTTGTGTCGCCGGAGGAAAAGCGACTAGAAAAAGAAAGCGAAAAGAAAGCTTTCATTGATCATATTGCGCTACAATGGGTAAAACATCAAAAGATAAAGGGGACAGACAATGCGCTGCCGAGCTTGCAACGAATTACTAAGTGACTATGACGCCACTGTCAGGTCAGTCTACACCAGGGAATATCTTTCTCTGTGTAAACACTGCCTAGGAACTATTAAAACCGACTGTGTTGCCGTTGGTAACATCAGCCTGATGTCGGACACTGACGACATCAACGAAGCCGACACAGAGGAAATTAGGGGCATTACTGACGATCTGCCTGATGATGACTATTTTATGGATAAATGGAATGATCGCTGACGACTTGGCACGATTCTTGCTATTAAAGACATTATTAATGTAATAACATAGTTATTAATTATTATTTATTATCTTTTACAATGTTGTTTCAACATAGAAAGGTAGCACTCAATGGAAAAACCTGATCAAGAAAGGTTCTATTGGTTCACTGTGAACGACACTGCTGAGCTTCTGACGCACTGCAACATAGACACTGAGACTTTTATCTCTGATGTGTTGGATTCTGTGCTCCGTGTCAGGCCTGAGACCAAGCAGGCCTTCCAACTGCTCGGTATTCTTGACTATTTTAGTAAACTATCCGACACTGAGAAGGCCAATCAGATAGCAAAAGAGGTGCTAAATGCAGACTCAGAGTAAATTTACTCACCACACTGAGTGTTCCGAATGCGGCAGCAGTGATGGCAAGGCTGTCTATTCCGATGGCTCAGGCTACTGCTTCGTGTGTAAGACTCATTTTAAGGCTGATAGAGCCGTTTCCGACAATCCGAATAGGGTGGTAGCCATGCAGGACTACAAAGCCAACCAAAGCCAAATTAAGCCCATTAGCGGTCAAATTCTAAGCATACCTGACCGAGGTATCACCAAAGCCACCTGTGAGGCCTATGGTGTGCTGCAGACAGCATCAGAGCATTGGTATCCATTCACTGATTCCAAAGGCAACGATGTTGCGTATAAGATACGAGATGTACCAAACAAGCAATTTAAGAGTCAAGGCAACATCAAAGAAGCACTCTTGTTCGGACAAGCATTGTGGAACAAAGGTGGTAAATTTGTGACCATTACAGAAGGTGAGCTTGATGCATTAGCGGCCTATCAGATGATGGGGTCAAAGTATCCAGTGGTGTCGATCAAGAATGGTGCACAGTCAGCAGTTAAGGACTGTCAGGCACAGTATGAATGGCTAGATAGCTTTGAGACTATTGTGCTTGCCTTTGATGCTGATGAACCTGGCACAGAAGCATCGGCCAAGGTAGCAGAGCTTTTCGGTAACAAGGTCAAGATTATGAAGATGGGGTCAGGCCATAAGGATGCCTGCGACTATCTCAAGGACAGTAAATCAGCAGACTTTGTGAAGGCATGGTGGGCAGCAGAGCAGTATGTCCCTGATGGCATCATTGCTGGTGCAGATCTCTTGGACTTGGTTTTGCAGCCACTAGAGAAGGCAAAGGCACATTATCCCTATGATGGTCTAAACTCTGTCACTGGTGGAATCCGTGCACAGGAGCTTGTGGTTGTCACTGCCGGCTCTGGCCTAGGCAAGTCACAATTCATGCGAGAGATTGTCTGGCAATTGCTTTTAGAGACAAAAGAAAACATCGGGATTATGTTTCTTGAAGAATCAGTAAAGAAGACAGCATTGAGCATCATGTCTTTGGCAATCAATAAACCATTACACTTATCAGAGGTGCAGACAAATGACACAGAAAAGACAGAGGCTTTTGCAAAGACTTTGGGCACGAATAGACTATTCTTTTATGATTGTTTTGGTAGCACTGCTATCGACAACATTATTAACAGGGTGCGCTATTTTGCTAGGGGTCTTGATTGCAAATACATCCTCTTAGACCACGTCAGCATTGTGGTTTCTGCCCAAGACCATGCAGATGAGAGAAAGGCTTTAGATGAGATCATGACCAAATTGAGAATGATCGTGCAGGAAACCGGCATAAGTTTATTTGTGGTGTCCCACTTAAAGAGGCCTGATGGCAAAGGCCACGAAGAAGGCGCAGCCACTAGCTTGAATCAATTGCGTGGGTCTGGTAGTATTGGACAATTGGCAGATATGGTGTTAGGATTAGAAAGAGCAGCACAGCACGAAGATCCGATTGAGCGCAATACCACCAGGATCAGGGTGATAAAGAATCGCTACAGTGGCGAGACTGGCAAAGCCTGTGCAGTGCTGTATGATAAATTTAGTGGTCGTATGACAGAGATAAATGAGGCTTCATTATGAACCAAGAAGAACTCAAGGAGCTTTTCTTTTATGATGATGGTTGGTTATATTGGAAAGTAGATAGAGGCCGTAAAAAACTTATTGGAAAAAAAGCAGGCAGTATAAATAAAGTAACTAAATACTGGCGTGTTAAAATTTTTAACAAAGATTATCTATTGCATCGCTTGATATTTTTATATCACAAAGGAGCAGTGCCTCCTTATTTAGACCATATTGACGGAAACAAATTAAACAATAGGATCGAAAATTTAAGAGAAGCGACTATTTCACAAAACAATTTTAATTCTAAAAGATCTAAAAGAAACAAAAGCGGAGTAAAAAATGTATATTTGTTTAAACCTACTGGACAATGGGTTGCTAGGCTAAGGTCAGGAGGGAAAAATGTTTTCTTAAAATATTGTGACACAATAGAAGAAGCAGAAGAAGCATTAAAAAAAGTTCGAAAGAAATATCACGGAGAGTTTTCAAATGACGGTTTTAACAAGGATACATCACTATGACAGACCGTGAATCTGTACACGCCATCGACATATCGCAAGAACGTGTCGATGAAACAGCAAAACGTAAACATGAGGAGAAGAACTCGTGACAGCCGTGGCTCTTTGTGGTTTATTTGCATTCGTGTCATCAATCTTGAAAGGGATTAGATAATGTATTCTGATTGGTCTACACATAAGTTGCTGGTCAATATCGAAGAGCGTGATAAAAAGATTGACTCTCTTGAAGAGGCAGTCATTATCATGAACACTCAGCGTGTCGAAGAAGAAGAACGCACAAAGATAGCAGTAAAGTTTCTGCAGATGTTGCTTCATCCTGAAGAATTTGGATGGGCAGTATCTCAGGAGGTAAGAGAGAAGGCGAAGGAAACATTAATCAAACTTGGAGAGTATTATGTCTGAACTTAAAATAAAGGTAGAAAACTATGTTGGATTTAGCGATGATGGT